CTTTCAAAAGGATCTTTCCATGAGTTACTGTACTGAATATATGGTGTGAAGTTAGCAGTAGGACCTTGACAACTAATCTGATTACCGTAGGTGTTAGTTATATAAGGACCTTGGAGCACCTGTATGGCTTGATTGGTTACCGAGCCAGAGGAGTTCGCAATAGGATTAGCAGTCGCTGAAACTCCACCCACACTTTCGGCTAGTGCGGCGGTAGGATTAACGATTCCTAGTAGTGCTAACGCTATTGGGTAAAGACGCTTGTTGTATCTGTTACGCTTTCTATTACCGTGGTACGTTGAATGATCGTCTGATTGGTCATACCGGGTCCTTGATATGATTGGGAAAATTGAAATGCTCCCCCAGGATCCGATATCGTATAACTTCCGGCACTGTCCATGTCGAGTGAGTCGAAGGAGCTCGTCAATACGCCAGTTGCTCCATCGGTTGCTCCGTTGGTTCCGGTTGATGGTGTTATTGTTACTGAACTTGAGTTGACATTGGGATTGATTGCCGCTCCGTTGTTGTCTACTCCTACCCCCGTTACTGTGTATTCCCATCCTGTCCTATAGTCAATTGAGTTTATTGTTTCTGTCACGGTTGAGTTTGTTTCCGTGTGGGTGGTCATTGAACCCTGGGTAAAGTTCGGGACCACAGGAACTGCTCTAGCAGCAGTTCCGTAACTTAATAGCAACATTAAAGGGATTAACCTTTTCATGGTTCCTAGTCAACTTGTAACTCAGTTACGAATTGTCCGGTAGCTGTAGTACCTGCGCCTCCAGCCGTTACGGTCAGAGCACCTTGCGAAGTTACAGTCCCAGCCAAGGATCCTGCGGATCCAGCTGCTGTAGACAATTGGTTGGAGTATGCTGAGACATCACCTACAGATGGTCCAGATGTATCTATTGCGTCACCTTGAATAAATGAAGTCGAGAAGCTGAATGCCTCACCTGGATCGTCTTGTGTGACTGAAATAGTACCAGGTCCATAGACACCACTACTTATAGCACCAGCACTAACTGTGTTAGCAGTTGTACCATCGGTTGTATCCACATTATTTCCAGAGATACTATATGAGTTTCCAACTCGTTGCATTTGTGTTGCAGCAGCATTAACTGTCAGCTGAACACTAGATGTCATTCTTGAAGTAATATCTGCACGAGCAGCTTGTCCACCAAGCGCAAATATTCCTAATATGAGTAAAATTTTTTTCACAGTTCTAGTTCCATACCCTTTAGATATTTAGCAGCATAAATACTCTCAGAAGATCTTCCTTCAGAAAGATGCGCCCATTTAAAGATGTACTAAAGGATTTGGAAGAAGCTGGAATGAAGTCTTTATCCGAGAAGATGAAGACTGAAACTGAAGTAAAATTCGGTATCCGCAATGGATCTTGGTCGCACACCAAATGGTCCAAAGATCTAAATACAAATAAAGATTAACCGCTATGTCAAAAGTCGTTCTCAAAAATAACCAATTGAAAGCGGTCGTGAAAATTGTATCTGAAGATGCAACAACGATCGATTTGGCAGATCTGTCCTACGATGTTGTTGTAGAATCTGGTGATCCAGATTTCGGAGGAGCAAGTAGTAGAGGTACTGCTACAAGAACTCAAGTACCTACAAGATTGGATATTGCAAAAATTATATACAGTCAAGCAGAAGATAGTGGTAAGCACGTTAAAGTAGGACGTGGTGGTGCCACCATTATGATCCTAGGTGGATCTGGAGAAATAGATCTTGCTGGTAATGGTGCACTGGAACAAAGTGCAACTGGACCTATCGAAGTTCTTACATCTTCTAATGGTCATCCATACACTGCTATATTCTTCATCGATAAAGTTGGAGTAACCTAATGAAAGTAGATCCTAAAGCCTGGTTCAATAAAGCAGTTGAATGGGATAAGAAATTAATTAAAAAATGCCAAGATAAGTTTGGACTAACTGATTATCAAGTGGTCTGTATATCCTTTGCTAAAGGATTTATTATAGGAGCGATATTGCTTTGATTAGGAATACCACACACCAATCGTGGTAGAAGTATAGTCAAGATATAATTAGTAGTGGCACTCGAAAGATCGTAATGTCACACTATACAGTCGGTTATCACGACTTAGAACAGCATCATTTAGAAGTCTGTGAGTATGCAGATGATGCATACTCCGCAATACAACACAGTAAAGAGGATGTTTCCTATCTAAAGGAACATCCTCATTTTATTGACTACTGCTTCAAGGAGGATTGAGATGGTTATCTGGAGCATAAATATTATGATAGGTATCCTGCTTGTAGCAGTTGGTATCTCAATCTTCTGGATATTTAAGTATGATGATTGGTATCCTAACCCCGTTGTTGATGAACATCACTCCAGCAGAGATGATGAACAAGATGCAGGAATGGAAGTCGGAGCAGAATCGTACGCCCATTGAAGAAACCATAAATAGCTCACTTGAGGAATATAAAGATGGGAGCAATGACCCCACCGAGTCGGAAGAGTTGTTACAACTTCCGAGTGACGGAGATAAACAAGGTACTGGACGGAGACACAATAGATGTCACCATTGATCTTGGGTTCGACCTATATAAGAAGGAGCGAGTAAGGGTAGCTGGAGTTGACACGCCAGAGAAAAGGACACGCGATCTTGAAGAGAAAGCGTTGGGTATCGATGCGACTAATTGGCTTAAAGAGAAACTTGAAGACACTATCAATGGTGACGGCGAACTTTCTGTTCGCACTGAGCTTGTTGGTGGTGTTGGTAAGTATGGTCGTCTTCTTGGTTGGTTATATATTGATGACTCCGAAATTTCTTTGAACGAACTGATGATTACGGAAGGGTATGCTTGGCCCTATGATGGTGGTACAAAGCAAAAAGATTTTGAAGAACTACGTGAGATACGTAGATCTTTTGGTACTTTAGATGAATCATAATGGAAATCGATATCAAAAACAATCAAACAAATTCGTGGGGTATGGCCGCTGAAGTTCTTGAGGAAGAAAGACTCAAGAAGAAACAGCGTGACATAGAACAGAAAAAGATGTATGGTGAATCACCTTTTATTAAAGGATTGATTGACGAGGAGGCACAAGTCCTAAGCGAGTAATGCCTGTAGCGACTGACATATATCTTGGTAATCCCAATTTAAAAAAAGCAAATACTCAGCAGCAGTTCACTAAGAAGCAAGTTGCTGAGTATATTAAGTGTCGGGATAATCCTGTATACTTCACAGAGAAGTATCTGAAGATCGTTAATATTGACGAAGGTCTTGTGGACTTTAAGATGTATGATTTCCAGAAGGAAATGATGCATAAGTTCCACAACAATAGATTTAATATTGCGAAACTACCTCGTCAGTCTGGTAAGTCTACTATTGTTACGACTTACCTGTTGCACTATGCATTGTTTAATGCTAATGTAAACGTAGCAATTCTTGCAAACAAGGCAGCTACTGCTAGAGAGATGCTATCTCGTCTACAGTTGTCTTATGAAAATTTACCACGTTGGATGCAACAAGGTATCGTTGCTTGGAACCGTGGATCACTGGAGTTAGAAAATGGGTCAAAAATTATTGCTGCTTCTACCAGTGCCAGTGCTGTCCGTGGTATGTCTTTCAATATTGTGTTCCTTGATGAGTTTGCATTTATCCCCAACCATATATGCGATCAGTTTTTTAGTTCCGTTTATCCGACGATTAGTAGTGGTAGAAAATCTAAAGTAATAATCATATCCACCCCTAACGGGATGAATATGTTCTACAAGATGTGGGAGGATTCTCTCAAAGGTAGAAACGAGTATATTAATCACGAAGTACATTGGTCTCAAGTTCCTGGTAGAGATGCTAAGTGGAAGGAACAGACTATACGTAATACTTCCCAGAGACAGTTCACTCAGGAGTTTGAGTGCGAATTCTTAGGATCACAGGATACTCTTATCAATCCTGCTAAACTCAAGACACTATCATTTGATACTCCGATCCAAAGGAATGCTGGATTGGATCTATATGCACCAAGAAAAGATAAGCACGATTATGTTATTACTGTTGACGTTGCTAGAGGAACTCAGAATGATTACTCTGCCTTCTGCGTATTTGACATAACAGAATTCCCTTATAGGTTGGTAGGTAAGTATAGAAACAATGAAATAAAGCCGATTCTATTTCCTAATATCATATATGACACTGCAAGGAATTATAATAATGCACATATAATGATAGAAGTGAATGATATAGGAGATCAGGTTGCTTCTATTCTTCAGTTTGATTTAGAATATTCTAATCTATTAATGTGTGCTATGCGTGGTAGAGCAGGTCAGGTTATGGGATCTGGCTTCTCTGGTGGTAAAGCACAGTTGGGTGTCAAGATGAGTAAGACGGTTAAGAAGCAAGGATGCTCTAACCTTAAGGCACTCATAGAAGAGGACAAGTTACTTATTAATGATTACGAGACCATTGCTGAGTTAACTACGTTCGTACAAAAGAAAGACTCTTGGGAAGCTGACGAGGGATATCACGATGACTTGGTAATGTGTCACGTGATCTTCTCTTGGATGGTGTTACAAGATTTCTTTAGGGAAATGACCGACCTTGATGTTCGGAAGAAGATTTATGATGAACGTAAGAATGAGATGGAGCAGGATATGGCTCCATTTGGTTTTATAGAAACGGGTTTAGAGGAAGATACCTTTGTAGATGAGGATGGTAACCAGTGGAGAGTTGATGAATATGGTACCAAGCAATATGAAGTAGAGTATATGATGCCGTACATCTGATTTGCACATCAATTTTTTGGTGTTATAATTATATGTACTTGCTTTTTGAACAATGACGACTCCTTTGCACGGATTCACTGATCTCCATATCGATCATTTGCATAAGCAAGCAAGTGATCATAAAAGATATCGGATTACTATGGAAATCACTACAGACCTTGATCCTAAGGAATGGGACTGGCAAGATCTGCTAGAGTTAGATGAGGAGGAGAAACTCCACTGGATCCATTTTGAGGATTGTAACAAGTGACATTTATAAATACAAGTGCACTAAGCAGCAACGACCAGTGCACGACAATGACTTTCACCAAGAAAGGGCTTGTTAAAACAATTGTTGCTCAGAAGATGCAGTCGGTAGCAGAAACTTGCAAGGAGAATTACGCCAAGACGCTAAACGATCTGTATAAACACTGGGAACAAAAAGAATTAGACGACATCCTGTTATATTACAACACCATCAACACCGATAAGCCCACGGTAACTGTTGATCAAGTGTCTGATCTATTATGAATCTGGATGAACCATTTGAACTAGAACATATCCTATTAAAAGAAAGAAAGTGTAGATCTTGTGAAGTAACGAAGGATCTTATAGCAGACTTTTATTTAATAAGAAAGGATAGAGGAGCATACCCTAGTGCTTATTCATATGAATGTAAGGTATGTACTGTGAAAAGAATATTAAAGAATAGAAAAAAGAATCAACCATTTCCCGAATGGACTTATCCTGACTGGTAGTTCACGGCCTGTTTCCCCACTCAAATAATACAGATCCCTAAATAAATTTAGATCTGAATCAGAGTAATCTAATGGCAGGGCAAGTATCACCTGGAGTCGTAATTAAGGAACGCGACCTTACTAACGCTCGTATCGATTCAACTATCGATAACGTTGGAGCGATCGTCGGACCTTTTGAGCGTGGTCCCGTTAACCAGATGGTTAACATCGTTAACGAAAAAAGTCTTCTCGATTATTTTGGTAAGCCAAACGACAGCAATGCTGGTTTCTGGTTTACTGCTACAAACTTCCTCTCATACGGCGGACAACTTCAAGTTGTACGTGTAGGTGACGCGAACTTAAAGAACGCTGTTACTGATGCTGCTACTGCAGTACTGATTGAGAGCGATACAGATTACGCTACTAATCACTTTGATGGAGCACAAGGATTCCATTATGGTGCTAAGTATGCTGGTTCATACGGAAACAACATTAGCGTCCACGTGGTTGACCACGGTTATGATGCTGATCTAACTCTCGATTCTGCTTGTACTGCTGTTGCTGGATCCACTGCTTATCTAAGCAATGGTGCAACTGGTAAGTTATTTGCTGCTGCAACAACAACTGCTGTTAAAGTTTACGAGACTAACGGTACCTTCTCAGTAGGAACTGGTAATCTCTTAATTCAACAGACAGGTGCAAATGATAGCACAATTAATGAAGGTGGTGCATTTGCTGCTGGAGATACTACTCTAACAGTTACAGACGGAACTGGATTTGCTCAAAATGAGTACATCCTAATCGGATCTGAGATTCTTAAGATTACTAATGTTTCTACTAACAATCTAACAGTTACACGCGGACAGTTTGGAACTACTGACGCAGAGCACGCTGATGGTGCTACCGTAACTGAACTTAAGGCATTCGATATCACTGCTTCTACTAAGTGGTGGGATACCGTAAAACTTACTGGTACAGACATTAACTGGAACACTCTTGTTTCACGTCCTGGTACTTCAAGTTATGCTTCCAACTTTAGTTCTAAGTATGACGAACTGAGCATAATCGTTCTTGACGCTACTGGACAGATCAGTGGTACTAAGAACACAGTTCTAGAAAAATTCCAAAACGTATCTAAGTCTGCTGGAGCTCAAACTGCTGAGGGTGCAGACAACTATTACGCAAATATTATTCGTTTTGCTTCTTCCTACTTATGGTGGGGTAAGCACGACACAACTAACACTACTGGTTCGCACGGTGGATACACCACAGCTGCTTGGGGTAGTGGAATAGACTCTGGTACCGTTTACACAGTCCTTGGTTATCAGAGCTACGATATGGCGGGTGGTGTAGATGGTTACGCTGTTACTGCTGGAAATCTAACCGCTGGTTATGATCTCTTCGCAGACACCGAATCAATCAACCTAGACTTTATCCTCGCTGGTCCTCTTCTAGATACCAGAGTGGATTCAATCTCCGTCGCACAGAAGTGTGTAAATATTGCTTCTGCCCGTAAGGATTGTATGGCATTCGTTTCACCCTACGAGGGTGCTGTAATCGGTACGCTTGCTACAAGCACTGATGCCCAAAGAGATAACGTAATCGACTTCTTTGATGGAGTTGGTTCATCAACTTCCTACGCTGTATTCGATAGTGGTTGGAAGTATATCTACGACCGTTTCAATGATACCTATCGCTACGTACCTTGCAATGGTGATGTTGCTGGCCTTTGTGTTCAGACAGCTGATGACCTAGATCCTTGGTTCTCACCTGCTGGATTCAACCGTGGTAACATCCGTAACGTAATCAAGTTAGCATACACACCTGCTAAGTCTGATCGTGACAAGCTTTATCAAGCACGTGTCAACCCAGTCTCTACATTTGAGGGACGAGGCACAGTCCTCTTTGGTGACAAGACTGCTCTCAGCACACCTAGTGCATTCGATAGAATCAACGTTCGTCGTTTGTTCCTAGTTGTAGAGAAGCAAGTAGAGCAACTCGCTAAGAACGTATTGTTCGATCTTAACGATGAGATTACAAGGTCTTCCTTCGCTAATGCAGTTGGTGGATTCCTCCGTGAAGTCCAAGCACGCAGAGGTCTAACAGACTATCTGGTCGTATGCGACGAGACTAATAACACAGGAGATGTAATCGATCGCAACGAGTTTGTTGCTGAGATATACCTCAAGCCTTCTCGTTCTATCAACTTCATCACAATCACATTTGTGGCAACCAGAACTGGTGTCTCATTTGATGAGATAGTTGGTCGCTAGAGATAACCACCCGATAAATAACAACATAGAGGTCTATTAACAAATGGCAGTCACCAGTAATGTAAAGGACTTCCTCTCGAAAGTACGGAGTGGAGTCAAGCCTAATCTGTTTAGGGTCAAATTAGATTGGCCATCTGGATTAGGTGTATCACAATCAGATAGAGAATTAGGATCTTTTCTTTGTAAGTCCGCTGCTCTACCTGCATCTAACCTTGGTGTAATTGATGTTCCCTTCAGGGGAAGAGTCGTTAAGGTGGCTGGAGACAGAACCTTCGACACTTGGAGTGTTACAATCATCAATGACACTAACTTCAGACTACGTAACTTGTTTGAAGGTTGGTTACAAGCAATCAATGCTCACGAAGATAACGTTGCCCAATTGGTTAACCCTGACGGTGGTGGTGCTGGATATACTAAGGATCTAGTAGTTCATCAATTAGGACGTAACGGCGAAGATCGTCAAGACAACTACGTTAAGTCTTACAAGTTATGGGGATGCTTCCCAACACAGATTTCACAGATTGATCTTGCGTATGATAGTAATGATCAGATCGAAGAATTCACTGTTGAGTTCCAAGTTCAATACTGGACAGCTGGCGACAACCCTGAAGAGTACGATAACAACATAAATTAATTTGACTAAATACCTTTTGTAGAAGGTATTCACACCTTATTATGGCACAACTTTTTGGATTCTCCATTAAGAGAAAAGAGGGACCAAAGGGTCAATCCCCCGTCCCTCCATCACAAGATGACAGTATTACCACTATTGCGGGTGGATACTTTGGACAATATGTAGACCTAGATGGCGGTGTATCTGCTCGTAACGAATACGAGTTGGTACGTCGCTATCGTGATATGGCCCTACATCCAGAAGTGGATACGGCTATTGATGAAGTAGTCAATGAAGCAATCATTTCTGACCTCGACGATACTCCTGTACAGATTGAATTATCCAATCTACCTGTAGGAGAAAATATCAAAACAAAGATACGCGAAGAGTTTGATAATGTTAAGCGTCTCTTAGGTTTTGAACAGAAGTCTCACGAGATATTCCGTAGATGGTATATCGATGGGAGACTTTTTTATCATAAAGTAATAGATTTAACTAACCCTAAGTTGGGTATCACGGAGCTCCGTTTCATTGATCCTATGAAGATCAAGAAGGTCCGTGAGATGGCCAAGAAAGCAGATCCTAATGATGCAAAGAGGTCTGGTAAAGAACCTACAGCATTAGACTACGATTTTGGCAAACACGAAGAGTATTACATCTACAATCCAAAAGGATTCTTGAATATGAATAGTCCTGAGCAAAAGGGCATTCGTATGGCAGAAGATGCAATCGCAACCTGTAACTCAGGATTGATGGATTTGAATCAGAAGATCCAACTATCCTTCTTACACAAAGCAATTAAGTCACTCAATCAACTTAGAATGATTGAGGATGCACTGGTCATTTATAGACTCTCACGTGCACCCGAACGTAGAATATTCTATATTGATGTTGGTAACTTACCGAAGATAAAAGCGGAACAATATCTCCGTGATGTAATGAATAGGTATCGTAACAAGCTTGTTTACGATGCTAATACTGGTGAGATCAGAGATGACAAAAAGCATATGTCGATGCTTGAGGATTTCTGGTTGCCACGCAGAGAGGGTGGTAGAGGCACAGAGATCTCTACTCTTCCTGGTGGTCAAAACCTTGGCGAGTTAAAGGATGTAGAATACTTCCGTACTAAACTCTTCAAGTCACTAAACTTACCACCCAGTAGACTCGATGGAGAAAAAGGATTTAGTCTCGGAAGAAGTAATGAGATTCTTCGTGACGAACTTAAGTTTTCCAAGTTCGTCGGTCGCTTGCGTAAAAAGTTTTCTGTTCTGTTTGATGATCTTCTGAAGACTCAACTCGTATTGAAGCGAGTTATCTCACTCGAAGAGTGGGAAGAGATGAGGGAGCATATTCAATATGACTATCTCTTTGATAATCATTTCAATGAACTGAAAGACGCGGAACTGATGAGTAACCGTCTAGACTTGGTTGCTAAGATGGAACCATATATCGGACGTTACTTTAGCGCGGAGCATATCAAGAAGAAGATTCTTCTACAAACCGATACGGAGCGTGAGGAAATTGAGAAGGAGATTAAGACAGAACGTAGTTCTGGCCTCATTCCTTCCATTGTTCCTGTAGACGCAGTTCTACCAGAGAACCAACCTGAATTGGAGACAAGTTCTCTAGAACGCTAAATACTTTATATTCTGGCTAAATTATGGATTCACCTAAACCTGAAGTGTCCGCACGTAATGCGGTAGATGCTATTGCCGATGGAAATCGTGCAGCTGCTGTAGATGCTATTAATCAAATGCTCTATGGTAAGTCTGCTGAAACTCTAGATGGTTATGCAGATACTCTAGCGAAGTCGTATTTCGGTACGATGGAACTACCAGATGGTCCTAATGACACTCCTGTCGCAGAACCACCTACAGCGGAAACCCCAGAAACAACAACAGAGCCTGAACCCAATGAAACTGATAACGGAGCAAATTGAATCTGTTGAATTTGTTACCGAAGAAAAAAACGGTAAGAAATCACATTTTATTGAGGGTATCTTCCTTCAAGGTAATCTAAAGAATAGGAACAATAGGGTATACCCTGTTCATATTCTAGAAAGAGAGGTCAATAAGTATGTGGCTGAACACATACAAAATGATCGTGCCGTTGGAGAGCTTGGTCACCCCGATGGTCCAACAGTTAATTTGGATCGTGTATCACATAAGATTCTTTCTCTTAAAAAAGAGGGAGATAATTTTATTGGTAAGGCAAAGTTACTAAGCACACCTATGGGTGTGATAGCAAAAAATTTATTAGATGAAGGAGTACGTCTTGGTGTATCATCTCGTGGTCTGGGAACTCTAGACAAACGCGAGGACGCTAATTATGTACGAGATGACTTTATGTTGGCAACAGCCGCCGATATCGTAGCGGATCCCTCTGCACCAGATGCTTTTGTAAATGGCATCTTTGAAGGTAAAGAGTGGGTATGGGAAAATGGTATCGTAAAAGAGTCACGTGTCGCAAGTTATAAGCGTCACCTCTCAAGAAGTGAGCAACGCGATCTAGATACGCGGAAAATCGCTGTGTTCAAGGACTTCCTTGGAACTTTGTGATTTATAAATAAATCTAGACATACACAGTATACAAGATTACTAGAGGTTAACTCCGATGTCAGAAAATTTGAACGAAAAGTTTGAGGAATTTGTTGCGGAAGCAGGTCTTCCAAGCGCAACTGTTCCAGGGAGCGAACCCAGTGCTCCATCCAGTAAGTCTGTAACCGCAGTCAATGCAAAGGCAGCTGCTGGTGATCAAGCTTCTGGAAAAGTAGATCCTTCCTTGGTACCTGGTCAGGCAATCCAAGATTTAGGTGGACCTACTCCAACACATAATCATCCGCAAGACGACTCCAATAAGTTGGAGAAGAATGCAACTAAGGATGCTGTGTCTGATCCACAAACAGGCGGTGGTAAGGATGAACCCTCAGGTTCAGATCCTAAGCTTGCCGACAAGATCACTTACGGTACTAAGAAAGAGGATATCGAAGTTGATCTAAGTGCTGATGTTGAAGCACTCTCCGAAGGAGAAGAACTGTCTGAAGAGTTCAAGAAAAAAGCAGCAACAATCTTTGAAGCAGCTGTTAAAGCGAAGATCGCTTCTATTGTTGAGGAACTCGAAAAGCAGTACAGCGAAAAGCTTGCTGAAAATACTGATGCCGTTAAAGCATCACTCAGCGAAAACGTTGATGGAATCTTGAAGTATACTTCTGAGCGTTGGCTCGAAGAGAATCAAGTTGCCATTGACACTGGTCTCAAAGTTGAGATCACTGAATCCTTTATTGGTGGACTTAAGTCCCTATTCGAGGATCACTATATTGACGTGCCAGAAGGCAAAGAGGATGTTCTCGAAAGTATGAACACCTCGCTTCGTGAAATGGAAGACCGCCTCAATGAACAGATTGACGCGAACGTGAAATTGTCAAAACAGA